GTAGTCCTTATGATACAGATAAAAATTATAATTTAAGCACGTCTGGAGATAATATTTTAGCTATAACTAGAACTTCTAATCCTAAAAATGTAGCTGTTTCTGGAGCTGGTTCTACAAGCACAGATTTAGATGGATTGAGCTATCATTATCTAGATGTGCATTTAAGAGAGTACTAAAATGTCTACCTTCTACACAGCTCCGCCCATCTACAATACCGGAGGCTGGGGCTTCCGAGGAAACATACCTACATTTAATCCTACAGGCTCAACCGATAACGTCCTAGAAACTGGGAAAGTTGCGGTCTCAACTTCTGATATACAATACTTCACGAAAGAAAGTAGAAAAGATGTAAATTTAAAAATAGATCCGACTTTTAATTTAAATAACTTAATCACGCCTAGAGTAGATTTTGAAATTGATCCTTCTTTTAAGTCAAACTATTTAATTGCTCCAAGAATAGATTTTGAAGTAAAACCAAATATTTTTCATGTTGGAAAGTCTCTGCCTAAAGCAAAAGTCTCTAGAACTTTAAACCTTGAGTATGCTTCGATAACTTTTATTAAGGGCAAGACTTTTGTCAGAGGTATCGAAGATATTAATTATTATAGTAAATCTTTTATAGAAGGAAAAAATTATAATACAACAGAAGCGAATTATTACGGCAAATCTTTTATTAAGGGTAAAACTTTTTCTCAGTTTGGAGCTAATTACTTTTCAGATGATTTTACTGAAGGAAAAAATTATTTAGTCTTGCGATCTGATTACTTTTTAGATGATTTTACTGAAGGTAAAAGCTCAAGGTCTGTAAATATTAATTTAGCGAAACAAGAAAGATTAGCGACAAGAGTTAGTGCAGGTAGAAGCTTAGATCTTCAAAATCCTTACAGAATAGAAGGACGTCTGGGTTTAGGCAGAAAAGTAAATATTAACCATGTTTACAATTTTAGTCAAAGAGTTGGCTTAAGTAGAAGCGTCGGAATTAATCATGCTAGAAACTTTGAAAAACAGAAATACTCTTTATCCACTTCTATACACAACCCAAGAAATAGTTTCCATAGATACAAATATACAAATACTTTAAGTAATTTAAATTATTTCGCTAGAGATGATTTCGAAGGAGTCTTTTCGGCAAATATATCTTTAAATAATATAGAAAAATTTAGAATACCTTTCTACAAAGGATTTACAGAAAACAGATTATCAAATGTAAATTATTTTTCAAAACCTTTTTATAAAGCATTTACAGAAAATAGATTATCAGATACAAATTATTTTTCCACATCTTTTGAAAGGTTTTCCGAAACAAATACTTTAAATAGAATAGACTATAATTCTGATCCTGTTCCTAAAGAAGCTAAAACCGAGGCTTCTTTTCCAACTGGGGTTGAATTTCCAAAAATAAGATATCAAACAGCAGAGCCTGATTATACAAAAGCTTCAACGGGCAGCAATACTTATGGCTATTTGCAATACGAAGGAATTGAAGAGGGTAATCTTTTTTTCTACGAACCAGACACTGGGTCCTACCAGTGGGAATATTTTCATTATGGAATTAGAAGCGGCATTTTTAATCCTTGCGAATTCCCAGAAACAGCAGACAGGACTTTAGATCCAGTTCAAATAAGCTCTAGGTCAAACAAAAAAGATAACCCTTATTGGTATTTACCTGACCTTTTAACAGTAGATTCAACTATTCATTTAGCAGACGGAGCTCCATGCCAATACATATCTCAAGAAAATAGTAGATATGCAGAAATATTTTTAGAAGATGGATTATTACTACTCCCGGAGAACTATACAAATACAGGACAGTTATATACGATATGATTAAAAAGTGTAATATATTTAGCTAAGTATGGCAGGAACAAGGATATCACAATTCCCTAATTTACCATCAGGGAGTTTAGCGTCGGAAGATGTTTTATTAGTAGTAGACATCAGTGATACTTTTTATTCTCCTAGTGGAACGAATAAGTCTACCACTATAGGGGATCTTTCCAATTTCTTTTCTAACGAATCCGGGGTCACTACTTTTACTGGGCTCACAGATACTCCAAATACCCTAGGCACAGCGGGCCAATCCGTAGTCGTAAGTTCTGATGGCAATTCTTTAATATTTTCTGGAGTAACAGGCGGAGGAGGAGGGACTGGAAGCGCTTCTTCTTTTACAGACTTAACGGATACTCCAACAGGACTAGGGACAGAAGGGCAGGCTGTAGTTGTTTCTGGTTCGTCGTTAATTTTTTCTGGTATAACAGGAGGGTCAGCAGGACCAACAGGACCAACAGGACCGACTGGGCCAGCAGGGCCTAGTGGTGCAACAGGACCGACTGGACCAACAGGACCGACTGGGCCAACAGGACCAGCAGGACCTGCTGGTTCTGGTACTACTTTTTCGGGACTAAATGATACTCCTACTGGCTACGGTTCGCCGGGGCAATCTGTAGTAGTAGGGACGGACGGCTCTTCTTTAGTATTCTCTGGTATAACTGGAGGATCAGGAGGCACCGGGCCTACGGGACCGACAGGACCGACTGGGCCTAGTGGCGCGACTGGAGCAACTGGCCCAACAGGCCCTACGGGTCCAACAGGCCCTACGGGTCCAACAGGCCCTACGGGTCCAACAGGTCCTACGGGTCCGACCGGTCCAGCCGGAGCAGGAGGAGGGACTACGACTTCCAATAGTGGAATATTAGGAGAAGATTTATTCACGGGAGATGGAGTAACGACCGGGTTCATGATGACTCGAGCTCCAGTAAATGATTTTAGTATAACAGTAGCAGTAAATGGGCTACTTCAAATACCCGGTAATAACTATGATTTAATAAGTGGTAGAAGCGGACTGCTATTTCCAGAAGCTCCTTCTAGCGGCGTAGAAATAGACGTTAGACATTTGGGAGGTTTAGTAGGCCCGTCCGGAGAACAGGGTATACAAGGAGAAGTAGGAGCGACAGGAGCGACAGGCCCAACAGGACCAGCGGGTTCAACAGGACCAAGTGGCCCAACAGGACCTACTGGCCCAACAGGACCAACGGGTCCTACAGGTTCGACAGGACCTACCGGCCCAACTGGGCCTACTGGCGCGACTGGCCCTCAAGGAATACAAGGCGAATCAACAGGAGTGATAGGAGCTTTAGCTTCTGACTTGTTTACTGGAGACGGAGCAACAGCGAGTTATAATTTAACAAATAGCATAGGTGAAGCTAAAAATATTATAGTAAGTATTAATGGATTGCTACAATCGCCGATAACCAACTATACAATTAGTGGCTCAGGTTTAACTTTCCCAGAAGCTCCGTCTAGTGGACTCGAGATAGAAGTTCGTCATCTTCAAGGTATACAAGGCCCAACTGGAGCAACCGGTCCTTCAGGGGCTGGAGGAGCTACTTCTTTTGTCGGTCTTAGCGACACTGTAGGGAGTCTAGGTATAGAAGGCCAAGTGCCAGTTGTCTCTGGTACGACTTTGGCATTCTCAGGAATAACAGCAGGGTCAAGTATAGATTTGTCAGGAGTTGATCAAAATATCGTTCCTGACGTTTCAGATACTCGCGATTTAGGAACAGCAAGTAAAAGATGGAGAGATCTTTATTTATCTGGTACTTCTATATATTTAGGGCAACAAGTGTTATTGGAGTCTGGAACGAGGCTAAAACTTAGCACTGATGATGGACAAACTTTTTCTAACGTTGCCACAGTAGCGGTGGCTGATGATTCTTATGTTGCTATATCGGCTTCTGAAAGTCATTCCGCTTTTAATTTTGATAGCACTTCAGACTTTAATAATACTTCCGCTGCATTTTCAGACGGCTTGCTGAATCCCGCAACTGGCGGAAGACTGGAGCTAGATTTAGCTACCGGAATGTTTATAGAAGAGTATAGTAATACAAATAAAATAGACTCTGACAATAGCAGTAATTTTGCAGTCGATGGCAAATTAAAAATTAAACAAGTATTGAACACTGGCGACGGTTCAGACGGAGACGTGAGCGTTACGGGTTCTAGTACGTATACTATAGATGAAGATACTTTAATAGCAGGGAGAACAGTCGCAGATGCGGTTTCTTATACTTTAACAAATCTAACTTCAACAGTCGCAACTTGTAGCGCAACGGTTAGTGGTATAGCAGCAGGAGATGAAGTTATGCTTTACTGCGTGCAAGGCTACAGTTCAGCGGATACCGATAACTGGGGCAATTATGAGTTTTTAACAGTAGATTCAGTTAGTACAACTGATATAACCTTTACTACCTCTAAATCTAAATTTTATGGATCTGCAGCTAATGGCGATGCCAATATCGGAACAAGCGCTAGCGCAATGAAGGTGGTAGTTCAAAGAGTTCCAAATTATCAAAACTTAACTGTAGAAAACGGCTCCACTATGACTTGTAAAAGTTATGAGGATACCGGAGGCACAGGAGGCAAGATGGTTTTCAGAGTCGGCGGATCTCTAAGTTTACAAGGATTACTAAGCGTTAACCAAAAAGGTTATAGAGAAGGAACTACAAATGGAGCGGAGCCCGGTGGCTCGTTTCGAAAACCATATAATCAGAGTGATTACAATAGTTCTAGAAACTATTCCGGAGGTGGAGGTAGATGGTCAGACACAGGAGGAAATACTGGTGGTGGTGGCGCTAACTACGCAGATGGAAGCAGTGGATCTGCTCAAGGGGGCCAGTCTTACGTTAACCTAGGAATGATATCGTCGAATACGGACGATTCAAAAATATTCATGGGTGGTGGTGGTGGTATAAGTCCCGGGCCAGTACCCGGTGGCCATGGTGGCGGTTTGGCATATATCCATGCGGCAGATTTAACAACAACATCAACGGCAGATTTTGAAGCTAGAGGAGAAAATGGAACGACAGGAGGCTATGGTGGTAATTATGGTTCGCGAGGTGGCGGCGGCGGTTCTTTTTACATAAGCGTAAATACTACAACTCTTAATTCTACAAATATAGATTTAAGAGGAGGTTATAATAGCAACTTCGGCTATAACGGAGGCTATGGTAGATTTTTATTTAAATATGTTACTCTTTCTGCGGGGGCGCTTTTAACTGGGGATGGTATAGATAATATAGATTTAGATGGTGTTTTTCAGTCAAGCGCAATTATACAATCTACAAATATATTATCCACTGCTGGACAGGTTGATTCAATTAATAGACTTTTAACAACTGTCACCAGCTTGCCCGGAGGCTCGCAAGCCACTATACAGTTTGCTACGGGAACTGGAGCAGGTTTCTATTGGCAAGACGCAACGGGAGGCTCTGGTTTAAGCACGACTCTAACAGCAGGGACAGATACAGTAACAGACCTGTCTTCTTTGAACTGGTCTGGCACTAATTTTTATTACAAGATAGCACTAACTGGTAACGGCGCTAGTACTCCTGAAATTGACACTCTTAAGTTAGATTATGATCCCGATTTATTTATCGGTACTGAGCAAACTTGGACGTCGCAAGCTTTAGGGGGTGGCGTGAAGAGAATAACTCCTACTTCACTTTTAGCTTCGTGGACTGACGATTCAGATAACATAAAGCCAAAATATCAATTGCTTGGTTCTGATACATCTGATTTTTCTTCTATCAACTATTACCCGGGAGCTAGTGACTACTATCAAAACGGTGGCACATACAATATAGATAATGGCAGCCAGCTTGATCTAACTACAGCTATAACTCAACATAACAAATATTGGAAGATAAAAGTTTATATTTCAAGCGGCCCAACAGCAGCAGATGCTCCCACGGTAAATAGAGTAAGATTAAATGCTAATTTAGCAAACGATTTTGATATAAAAGGTATTGGAAAAGCATGGGTTAATTTTATAGGAGTAACTGGAGGCGACGCCACTATAACAGATAGCCTAAACGTAAACAGTGTTAGCAGAATATCGACAGGAGTTTATACTGTTAATTTTAGCGGCCATTTTGACGATACTAATTATATGTTTACGGCCGGTGGATATCAAAACGAAGGTGGCCACGCAGTCATGCCGGTGCGTGACGCTACGGGGACTACTTCGGTCTCAGGTTATCAAATAGCAATAGTTTCTGGTCAAAGTAGAATAGATTCAACAGGACAAGGAGTTTATCTAAGTTTCCTAGGAAGTTAATAGTGTAATAAAGGAATAAGAAGTGTCAAATATTAAGAAAATATTACCAAATTTAATAGACAGCGGCGATTTAACCATCGTTGGAGATCTTGAGATCTCTGGCACTATCTTTCAGAGCGGCTCTGTGTTCGAGGGAGGAGGCGGAGGAGGCGGCGGAGGAGGATCTTCGACCTTCACCGGTTTGAGCGACACGCCTAATTCATTTACCGCTAATAAAGTTCTTACGATTAACTCAGCAGGAAATGCGGTAGAAACGACTTTCAATGCTTCTGCTTTATCTGGTCATCAATCTATAGAGCAGGGATACTTCACCGGTCTTACTATAAGCGGAACAAGTACAGGCATATTACAAAATGCAAGTGGTACAATTTCTAATTTAGATCTCGCCGATAACAAGTTCGATGTTAGTGTTATAGAAGAGAGAGATGCGACTGTCGGAGACACAAATTTTGATAAAGTAGAGTTACTTCTTCCGTTTGATGGCGCGAATGACGACACTTCAACCACAGACGAAAGCGACAATAATCATACCGTAACCTTTAACGGCAGCGCCGATATTTCTACAGCGCAAAGTAAGTTCGGAGGGAGCAGTCTTTATATAGGTGGAGGGAGTAACAATTGGGTTAATATAGCTGGAAGTTCTGATTTTAATTTTGGTACAGATGATTTTACCATAGAATGTTGGATTTATAGAAATGGTACTTCCTATGGATTTGTATTTGAAACAAGAGGAGGAGAAGATACTACTAGTACTGATGGAATAGGTTTATACATGGGAAGCGGGGGAAACAATGAAATAGGAGTTGCTGTAAATCGCTCTAGTGTTATTCTCATAAATCAAGATCATCAAACTAATGACCAATGGCAGCATTTTGCTGTAGTTAGAGAAGGTTCTACGATGACTCTTTATATAGACGGAACGGCTAGAGGCACCGGTTCTAACTCTACTGATTTTAATAGATCCAGACCATTTAGGTTAGGCAACTTCCACGGGTCTAGCTCTGGGGGTTACGGATTTCCCGGTTATATAGATGATTTTAGAGTTACAAAAGGACTTGCTCGTTATACTAGCAATTTTACTCCTCCATCTGCCTCCCATCCAACATCAAACAGTGTCACAGAAAATAAGTACATTGGTCAAATTGGCGGTATAGATGACAGTGATGTGGATTACGGTATAGAGAAGTTATCTAACTCTCAGCTGATGATTAAGAAGTTGTCAGATAATACTTTTACTCCAGATAGACTTTATGTAAATGTTAATAAATTAGGCGCGCTGGGACAAGGTGTAGCTTTCGATCAAGTTTATACTGGAGATGGTACAACTACTAATTACGCACTTTCAGAGAACGTCTCTAACGCGAGAGATGTATTAGTGTCGGTCGAAGGTCTAATACAAACGCCGATAACCGATTATACTCTTTTAGGTCAGACGGGAGTTTCGTTTACAACCGGCGTTACAAGTGGTCATGAAATTAGTTTCCGGCACTTGGCTTTAGGGCCTTCAGGCGCAACTGGGCCTTCGGGAGCCGACGGAGCTTCGGCGAATATTAGTTATTTAACTAACAGATTTACCGGTAACGGAGTTGTTAGTGGCTTTGAAATGACAAGATCAATATCAACTGCAGATGAAATTTTTGTTTTTGTGAATGGATTAGCACAAGATAGTGGAGAGAACTTTAGCGTTACTAACGGAACAGGACTATTTTTCTCCAGCGGAGAAATAGCTAGTGGAGATAAAATCATGGTGAGGCATGTATACTAATGAAAGAATTTAAACTAGACAAAATCAAAGCGACCGGCACGACGGTTGGAGACGTGCATTTTCCGAAAGTTAAATGGCTGTCGCCTTTCGATGGGTCAAACGGAGCGACGACTACGACTGACTCGAGCAACTCTAATCTTTCGTTAACTATACAGGGGTCAACTGTAATTTCTACAGCGCAAAGTAAATTTGGCGGAAGTAGTTTATATGTGACAAATTCTAGCTCAGAAGGAGTTTACGCTTCTGCAGCTGGCAGTACAATTAATTTGACGGGAGATTTTACTGTAGAGTATTGGTTTCGTAGAGTACAGGTAACACTTGCGGATAACATGGTATTAGGACCGTTGTACGGAGCTAATAGCACTACAAACCCTACAGGTTATAGCGGACTTTTAATTGGATATTATTACAGTTCGGTAAGCACATCTCAAGCTCTTTTATACAGCAGTAGTAATGGATCTAGCTGGAATGTAGCGCAAAATGTTCAAATGGGTACTGGCAGTCTTGGCACTGTAGGGCAATGGGTGCATATGGCACTGGTCAGGTCTGGCACGACTTGGAGCTATTATGTTGACGGCACGAGGACTTATACTGGGACTCTTGGTTCTGATACATTAGCAACTCCCGGGTCCTATATTATTCTGGGCAAAAGTTGGGGGAGTGGCACAAACAATGCAGAGGGTTACTACGACGATTTTAGAATCACCCAAGGATTAGCGCGTTATTCTGGAGCTTCTTTCACGCCGCCTACTACTGCGCATCTAACTTCCGCCGGAGATGTTAACAAGCACATCGTCGTCAACCCTGACGCAGATGGTGTTGCGATTGGCACAGGCGGCATTTCCCAAGAACGGGTCGCTAAAGCTTGGGTGAACTTTAACGGAACAGGGACTGTAGCTATAAATGGAAGCTATAACGTATCTAGTATAACTGACGATGGGACAGGAGATTACGATATAAACTTTAGTACAGCGCTCGCAGACACAAATTATGCAGTTGTTGGTACGGTTGGAGGGTCAAATATAGTGGAATTCAAAAGAGACCAAAATGAAACGAGAACAACAAGTAAAGCGGGAGTATATAGTCTTAACGGAAGTCATGCTTTAGCTGATGGCCCTCATATAGAAGCAATAGTTTTCGGCAATTAAAAAATGAATTTACAAAAATTAAGATTAGGGCAACTGAAACCAGCGGACGGAGCGACGACGGTTGGGGATGTGCATTTTCCGAAAGTGAAGCTTCTGTTGCCTTTTGATGGGTCGAACGGAGCAACGTCAACAGCCGATAGTAGTAGCATGGGTAATGCAATTACTTTTAATGGTAATGCACAAATATCTACGTCACAAAGCAAGTTTGGTTCATCAAGTGCTTATTTTGATGGTACTGGCGACTACATTGATGCCGGAGGAAGCTCTCTGAGGTCTGCGTGCGACAGCGGAGATTTTGCTCTAGAGTTTTGGTTCTACCAAGACTCAAGGCCTGATTACGCAAGCTTAATAACTAACTACGGAACAGGTAATGGAGGGTGGGCTGTTTATATAAACAGCGGATCGCCACAGCAGGTATACTGGTGGCACTACAATGGATCTGGATGGGTCTACTTAAACCAGTCGCAAGGAACTAGAACAACTATCACATTAGATACGTGGCACCACGTAGCAGTGACAAGAAGCGGAAGTACTTTTCGGCTATTTCTAAATGGAACACAGGAGGATACCATAACCGACAGTAATAATATAACTGCTAGCAATGGTGCTGTTTTCAATGGCTTACGTTTCGGAACAATAAACGCAGGGCTACAGTATGCTTTCCACGGTTACATAGATGATGTTCGCATCACAAATGGAGATGCTCGTTATACTTCAAATTTCACACCGCCAACAACTGCGCATCTAACTTCTGCCGGAGACGTAAATAAACACATCGTCGTCAACTCGGACGCAGATGGCGTGGCGATCGGCACGGGTGGCATTAACCAAGCGCGGATTGCGAAAGCATGGGTAAACTTTAATGGAACGAGCACTGTAGCCATAAGAGAAAGTTATAACATAAGCTCTTTAGCTGATAGAGGAACGGGGCTTTACTCGTTGAACCTTTCGACAGCCTTGTCTTCTGTAGAGTGCGCAGGAGCAGGCTCCGCGACAGATCAAGACACAGGAACAGATACTACTCAGAGAAATAGAATGGTTACTATAATTCCAGAGTCAACAAGCCTTGTATATGTAAATGGTTTCGATACTAGTGGAAACGCAGACGATATAGCGATAGCGACAGCTATAATTTTCGGGAATTAAAAAAAATGAGAGATTTTCTAGTAACATACCTAAGTCCAAAATTAAAGTTGGAAGAAAACACCACTGTTAATTTAGATAACAGTATGTCCGCGGCAACTATCAATGCATTAATCGCCGCACAGCCGAAAGACTTGAATGGCTACATACTCACTTTTCAGTTCGCGGATGGGACATATACTCTGAACGAAACGTTAGATTTTTCTGGTTTTCGCGGAGGAGGAAGTTTAAGAATTCATGGCAACTCGTCAGATAACTCACTTAGTACGACAAAATCTGTAAATTTAGATTTTTCCGGTACTGCTGGACTGGATGGCTTACATGTTTTTAACAACGCAGGAGTACTATCAGACGTAATGTATCTTAAAATAACTACTAACTCTAGTAGTAGCGTATATTCATTATATTTTCGAAACTGCAGTTGGGCAATAGTCTATTATAATTATGTTACTGCTTCTAGCGCTGCCAACGGCTTCGGATATACTTCATACGCTTCGCATTGCACTTTTCAGAATAACTATATTACAGGTCACTGGGCGGGATTCTATTTCACATACAGCTCTCATAATATGGCATGGGCAAATGATGATTCTGGAACTCTTCCATCACGCGCATATTACGGAGATGGCGGGTCAAGAACAGGGTATTATTCAACCGTCCCCTCTGCTTCAACCACACAAATCGTCCAAAATGGTGGGTCAAAAATAACTTCGTAAAAATGAAAGCTTTATACAATAAAACAACAAAAGAGGTTCTTGAATGGCTTGACTCCACCTCAAACGCAATGGGCCTCGGTCCTGACATTGGTTTTATTAATCTACCTGACGTTTCAGAAGAAGATTCAAAAAGTATTACAAATCTAAACGATGTCACTGGATTTTCTCTCAAAGAATGCCAAGATAATAGAAAAGCCGAATATCCCAGTTTAGAGGAGCAACTAGACCACATATATCACAACGGAATTGATTCTTGGAAAACAAATGTAGTTCAACCAGTCAAAGATAAATATCCGAAACCATAAAGCAAAAAAGTGTAATTAAACTCTAAGGAATGGCAACGGAAATTAAAAAGTTAAGACCGGAAAGTATAAGGACCACAGGAGCATCGGCTAATGACGTGCTTACTATTAGTGGCGGCGAAACAGTTTTCGCAAATGAACTTTCTTTGTCCGGCTTAAATATCGGCACTTCTGAGTCATTAGCTGGTAAAAAACTAAATATAGTTGGCGATGTAGAGATTTCAGGAACTCTTTTCCAAAGCGGTGATATTTTCACTTCAAGCCCAGATTTGACTCAATCCGGATTTCTTACTGAAGAAAGCACTTCTGGGACATATTCAACTCAATTTAATGTAAGTGTCGTAAATGATGGAGGGAATAAATATTATTTAAGTGAGGTAACTGGGGCTAGTCACACAAATGTCTCTCAAGTCAAACAGTTAGAAATATATCTTCAAAGAGGAAATACCTACAAATTTACTACTGATTCCAGCACAAATACTCATCCGTTTATTTTTGTTACTCAAGGAAATGGAGGAAATTATACTTACGAATATACTTCTGGAGTAACAAATTCCAGAGCTCAGAACGGAGGGATTCTTTATTTTAGAGTCCCTCAATCCGTTCCTGATACTCTTTACTATCATTGTGGTGCTCATGGCGGTATGGGCGGAACCGTTAATATAGTAGGGGCTAGCGGAGCTGCTGGTTCTGACGGAGCGACTGGTCCTACTGGCCCAACGGGTCCGACCGGCCCAACAGGTCCAACTGGCCCCGGCGGCACTGGCCCTGCCGGTCCAACTGGTCCGACTGGTCCAACGGGGCCTACAGGCCCAACAGGCCCAACAGGTCCAGTTGGAGCAACAGAGGACTTATCTGCTTCAGGCTTCGTAGACTCATCAACCAACCAAACAATTGGCGGTAATAAAACTTTTACGAGTGACGTTTCTATTAACAATTTAACTGTAACGGGAACTACGACAACAGTAAATACTACTGACCTTAATGTTAAAGATAATATAATTAAGATAAACAGCGGTGAGAGTAGTGCTGGGATTGCCCTTAACTCTGGAGGACTAGTAATAGACAGAGGCAGTGCTACTGATGCAAATATATTGTTTAACGATACTACTGATAGATTTGAAGTAAACTTTCCTATAGCTACTGAAAATAATTTAATATTAACAGAAGAAAGCACTTCTGGCACGTACTCTACTCAATTTAACGTAACCGTTTCTAATCCGGGAGCAGGTAATAAATACTATTTAAGTGAAATAACAGCAGGTAGTCACACAACGACTTCTCAAGTTCAACAGTTGCCAATATATCTTCAAAGAGGCAATAGTTATAAATTTGTGACAGACTCTAGCACAAATACCCATCCTTTTATTCTTGTGACTCAAGGAGGAGGCGGAGGATATACTTACGAATATACTTCCGGAGTGACAAACTCTAGAGCTCAAAATGGAAGCACGCTTTATTTCAGAGTCCCACAATCCGCCCCAAATACTCTTTACTATCAGTGCGGCGCTCATGGTAATATGGGAGCACCTGTTTATATCGTAGGAGCGAGCGGAGCAACTGGTCCCGCGGGTTCAACCGGTCCGACTGGTCCAACTGGGCCAACAGGACCTAGCGGTGCTGATGGCGCGGCTGGTTCGGCCGGTCCAACTGGACCAACGGGCCCAACTGGTCCTACGGGACCAACAGGACCAACAGGTCCAACTGGACCTGCGGGAGCAGGTGGAGGCGGAGGAGCTTCGGCGACTATAACTTCCGACACTTTTACAGCCAACGGAATACTTACTGGATTTTCTCTTTCTCTTACTCCTTCAGGAGTAAATAATATATTAGTAAGTGTTGGTGGTATACTTCAGACTCCAACTACAAACTATGTATTAGATGGCAGTACTCTTAATTTAACAAGTGCACCTCCTTCTGGAGCAGAAATAGAAGTAAGAAATTTAGACTATCAAGGTGCTAGCGGCGCGACTGGCGCGACTGGTCCAGCCGGTCCGACAGGCCCTACGGGTCCTACCGGCCCAGCGGGTGCGACTGGGCCAAGTGGCGCATCAGGCGTTGCAGGTCCCGCCGGTCCCGCCGGTCCCGCCGGGGCAGACGGCGCAACCGTTACTGGTGTCGGAATAGCTTCCAACAAGCTTTTTACCGGAGACGGAACCACAACAACTTACGCGATAGGTTCAAACGTTTCTCACGTTAAGGACGTAATGGTTTCGGTGGAAGGGTTAACTCAGATCCCCACAACAGACTATACTCTAACGGGTAGTACAGGAGTTGTATTTACAACTGCAGTCACAAGCGGGCGTTTAATAGACATACGCCATTTGGCAATGGGGCCGAGCGGTGTGGCGGGTCCAGCGGGTTCGACTGGTCCAGCAGGTTCGACAGGGCCGAGTGGTGCAACAGGTGCGGCTGGCCCAACTGGTCCGACCGGACCAACTGGTCCGACCGGCCCTACAGGTCCTAGTGGCGCGACAGGCGCTACAGGCCCGGCTGGTTCTACAGGCCCTGCGGGTCCAGCGGGCGCTGACGGTGTTGCTTCGGGTGTTCAAAACGTAACCCAAGGATACTTCACTGGCTTAACTTTGACCGGAAGCAGTGTAGGAATAGTAAGCGGTGCCAGCGGAGTAGTATCTAACCTTGATCTTGCAGATAACAAATTCGACGTTAGTGTTATAGAAGAGAGAGACCTCATAGCAGGAGAAGAAAATTTCGGTTCTGTAGAATTATTATTACCTTTCGATGGTTCGAATGGAGCTACAAGCACTTCTGATTCAAGTGATAGAGGTAATTCAATTACTTTCAACGGAAACGCTCAAATTTCAACAGCTCAAAGTAAGTTTGGAGGAAGCAGTCTTGGCCTTGATGGCACTGGAGATTATTTAGATGTAGGGGACACTTATTGGAATACCGCTCTCAACAATACTGATTTTACTATTGAGTTCTGGGTTAGATTTGACAGTCTAACCGGTGTTACACAGAGGCTCATAGTTAATAACAGCGGTTCAAATGGTCTTGGTGTTTATCTGAATTCAAGTGGGTATTTAGATGCCTTTTTCTATTCTGGCACTTGGCGCTACATGCAGTATAGCGATGGATCAGCAACTCAAACGGCTGTGTCTACAAATACTTGGTATCACGTTGCTTGGACAAGAAGCGGCAACGTTTGGACTTTTTTTCTAAATGGAAACATAGAGAGACAAAAAACTATGTCGTACACTATAGCGGCAAGCTCTCTTAATAAGTTGATTATAGGCAGAAGAGGAGATACTAGTGGGCAAGAATTAGATGGGTATTTAGACGATATTAGAATAACTGTAGGTGTTGCGCGATACACTTCGAGCTTCACGCCTCCGACTTCTGCTCATCCAACATCGTTAGGACATTCAGAAGCTAAGTATATTGGCCAAATAGGTGGCATAAACGACGATGATGTAGACTACGGAATACAGAAATTATCTAACTCGCAGTTGATGATTAAAAAGTTATCGAGTAATGATTTTACTCCTGACAGACTCTACGTAAACGTCACAGAACTGGGAGCTTTGGGGCATGGTGTGGCTTTTGATGATCTTTATACAGGTGATGGCACAACCACTAATTATGCACTTTCGAGTAGCGTATCAAACGCTAGAGACCTCTTAGTTTCTGTTCAAGGTTATGTCCAGACTCCTTCAGTAGATTATAGTCTAGTTGGCGGCACAGGAATTTCATTTAATACAGGTATAGTCAGCGGGCAAGAAATTAATATTAGACATCTAGCTCTTGGCCCAAGCGGCGTTGCGGGAGCGACAGGCCCAACAGGCCCAGCGGGTTCGACAGGGCCAAGTGGCGCAACAGGTGCGGCTGGTCCTACGGGTCCTACCGGTCCAGCGGGCTCAACCGGTCCGGCTGGCCCAACTGGCCCAACTGGGCCTACGGGGCCAACCGGTCCCACCGGCCCATCAGGAGCAACAGAAAATTTGTCTGCTTCTGGCTTTATAACAACTGGAGACACAGGGAATTTTGCTGATACGACTATATTAGAAAGTTTTTCTCAAGGATTAAACGTTGGCACTAGTTCTAATTTAGCAAGCAGAAAATTGCACGTCGTTGGTGACGTAGAGATTTCAGGAACTATCTTCCAAAGTGGCTCAGTATTTGAAGGCGGCGGTGGAGGCGGTGGCTCATCTACTTTCGTAGGGTTAAGTGATACCCCGGGAAGCTTTACAGCCAATAAATATGTTAGAGTTAATTCAGCAGGCAACGCTTTAGAATTTACAGAAACTGTTGGGGGCATAAATAGTACTGATATTTTCACAGGAGATGGATCAGTTTCAGGCTTTTTACTAACTCCTACCGCAGTCACTTCTACAAAAGATTTATTAGTATCTATAAATGGCGTTCTTCAAAGACCAGATACTGACTATAGTATCGTAGGTAATACTGGATTATTTTTTAATACTAGTGTTACTAGTGGATACTTTGTAGAGGCCAGACATATAGTTGGAGTGAGCGGCGCAGCGGGTCCAGCGGGTCCAGCGGGTCCAGCAGGTCCGGCCGGAGCAGACGGCGCAAGCGTAACTGGCGTCGGGATAGCCTCTAACAATCTTTTCACTGGAGACGGAACCACAACGACTTATGCGATAGGTTCAAGCGTCTCTAATGTTAGAGATGTTATGGTTTCGGTAGAAGGACTAGTGCAAATCCCTACGATCGACTATACTTTAACAGGTGCTACAGGAATCGTTTTTACGACTGGGGTTACAAGCGGCGATTTAATAGATATACGTCATCTAGCGATGGGGCCGAGCGGTACGGCAGGCGCAGCGGGCCCTGCAGGTTCCGCGGGCCCAAGTGGAGCAACTGGCGCAGCTGGTCCTACGGGTCCAACCGGCCCAACTGGTCCGACCGGTCCAGCGGGTGCGGCAGGGCCAAGTGGAGCGAATGGGGCTGCGGGGCCAACGGGGCCAACGGGTCCGACTGGTCCTAGTGGCGCGACAGGCGCTACAGGCCCGGCCGGTTCTACAGGCCCTACAGGCCCTACGGGTCCAGCGGGTCCAGCGGGCGCTGATGGTGTTGCTTCGGGCGTTCAAAACGTAACCCAAGGCTACTTCACCGGTCTTACTTTAGACGGAACAGGGACTGGGATATTACAAAACGCAAGCGGCACGATTTCTAATTTAGATCTCGCCGATAATAAATTCGACGTTAGCGTTATTGAAGAATACGATTCTGTGGGAGACTCCAGTTGGAGCAACACCAAGTTAATTCTTGAGTTCGCAAGCTCGACATCTACAGAAACATCAACTACGGACAGCAGCTCTAGTAATCATCCCATAACATTTGTTGGCAATACAAGAGTTGACTCGACACATAGCAAATTCGGAGGAAAGAGTATTTATTTTGATGGAAGTAGCGATTACCTTAGTATACCAGACAGCTCAGATTGGCATATTGGCACAAACGAATTTACTATAGAATTCTGGTGGAGATATACTGCTATCCCTAGTAATACTTGGAATAGTTTCTGTAGTCAAAGATACCAGTGGAATAATGATGCTGCTTTTGATTTTAATTATAAAACATACGGGGGAGCTAACCAGCTGGCGATTAACTTTAATAATGGCACCGCATCCGCAACCGCGTCGTGGAGTCCAAGTATAAATACTTGGTATCATATAGCTGTTTGTCGTGACAGTTCAAATATAAGATTTTTTGTTGATGGCGTGCAAGTAGGCTCGAATACAGCCAACACTACAGATATATCTAATAGCTCTCAAGACCTTCGAATAGGAGCGTCTAATGCGGGAGGGTCCCCCACGTCTTCATCGAATGGGCATATGGACAGCTTCAGGTTTACGAACGGTACGGCTCGTTATACTGCCAACTTTACTCCTCCATCAGCACCTCATCCTGATCAACCTGTAGAAACAGATGTCAAATATATAGGACAAGTTGGTGGTTGGGACGACACAGACGTCGATTACGGAATAAAGAAACTTTCCAGCACTGAGCTGTCGGTCAAAAAAATGTCATCCAGCGTAGCCGACAGACTTTATGTAAACGTTACGGAACTAGGAGCTTTGGGACATGGGGTAGCTTCCAACAATCTTTTTACCGGAGACGGAAGTACTACAAATTACGCTATAGGCTCAAGCGTTTCTAATTCTAGAGATGTCATGGTTTCAGTAGAGGGAATGTTACAAGTTCCTACGATTGATTATACTTTAACAGGGGCAACCGGGATTTCATTTACAACTGCGGTTACTAGTGGGCATTTAATAGACATACGTCACCTTGCGCTGGGGCCGAGCGGTACGGCAGGCGCAGCGGGTTCGACTGGTCCAGCAGGTTCGACAGGGCCGAGTGGTGCAACAGGTGCGGCTGGCCCAACTGGTCCGACTGGCCCAACGGGCCCGACCGGTCCAGCGGGTGCGGCAGGTCCGGCTGGTCCGGCTGGCCCTGCGGGAGCAGACGGCGCAACAGTAACTGGCGTAGGCATAGCTTTTGATCAGTCTTATACAGGCGACGGGTCAACTACTAACTATGCTTTGTCTAGCAGCGTTTCTCATGTTAGGGACTTGTTGGTGGTAGTTGAGGGGATGGTTCAATCTCCAACTATAGATTATACTTTAACTGGTAACACAGGTATAGTTTTTACTACCGGAGTTCCAAGTGGACAAGAATTAAATATTCGTCATCTTGCGATGGGACCGAGCGGTGTTGCAGGTCCTGCGGGTTCAACAGGTCCAGCGGGTCCAGCGGGTTCGGCGGGCCCAAGTGGCGCAGCAGGTGCGGCTGGTCCTACGGGTCCTACAGGTCCAGCGGGTTCGACTGGCCCAGCGGGTCCAGCGGGTCCAGCGGGTTCGGCGGGGCCGAGTGGCGCTGCAGGTGCGGCTGGTCCTACGGGTCCTACGGGTCCGACTGGCCCTGCGGGGGCAGACGGTGCAACAGTAACTGGCGTTGGGGTAGCTTTTAGCCAAACATTCACGGGTGACGGAGCTACATCAAATTATGCTCTTAGCGCAGGGGTCAGTGCTACTAAAGACATATTGGTAACAATTCAAGGATTTGCTCAAACACCTGACATAGATTATAACTTATTAGGGACAACTGGTATTTCTTTTAATGGAAGTATAATAAATGGACAAGAAGTTAATATAAGGCATCTTGCAATGGGCCCAAGCGGCGTTGCGGGAGCGACAGGCCCAACTGGTCCAGCGGGTTCAACCGGTCCGACTGGTCCTACTGGCCCCACAGGGCCTACAGGTCCGACTGGCCCTTCAGCTGCCGCAGCTGTCGAAGGAACGGGAGTTTCTGGCTATGTGGCAAGGTGGGCTAGCGCCGATACTCTAACAAGCGGAGCGCTTTTTGATAACGGAACCAGAGTTAGCATAGGAACAAATTCACCTGATAGTAAATTACATATAGTTGGGGATAATGGAGATCAATTAAAACTAGATAATGATGGAGATCAATGGACTCAGCTTAATTTCGCCAATAATGACACCAATAAAACTTTTCTTGCTTTAGATCATACTAATCATATTTTTGCATTAGGGGCGCAAGGAGGGTACTCTGATTTAGATTATATCGCTTTTAGGCCTGATGGCACTAATGATGATATGGTCATTCAGCGTGATGGTAAGGTCGGTATAAATCAGGTAAATCCGCAAAGAAGGCTCCACGTCGTTGGTGACGTAGAAATCTCTGGAACTATATTCCAAAGCGGTTCTGTATTCGAAGGAGGCGGAGGCGGAGGCGGTGGTTCATCCACGTTCGTCGGCCTGAGCGATACTCCTGCTAACTTTACAAGTTCTGCTGGCAAATTCTTACAAGTTAATTCTGCCGCTAATGCGCTAGAGTTTGTAGATGGTAATGGCCTGCTTGATATAACTACAACTAGATTTACTGGGGATGGTGCAACCTCTGGTTATGCTTTATCTGAAACTATAAACAAAGAGCAAAACTTAATAGTAACAGTTGGCGGTCTTGTGCAAACTCCGGTAGAAGATTATACTTTAGTTGGAGGAACCGGAGTATTTCTAGACGAGAATGTAGTAAGCGGAGCGGTAGTAGAAGTAAGAAAAATAGCGCAAAATTCTTTCTCTCAAAACGATTCTGTAGCAGAAGCATTTACAGGAAATGGAACAACTTCTGGATTCGCGCTTTCTGTCGCGCCTCTTAACGCTGACCCGGCAAATGTGCTTGTAGCGCTGAACGGTGTTTTACAGCAGCCGACTACTTCGTATGTTGTAGATGGATTAAATGTTAACTTTGCTTCTGGCACAGTTGCAAGTGGTGATATAGTTGATGTAAGACATACGACTTTGAGTAAGGCTCAACCGAACTATCATCAAGATATATTTACAGGTAACGGAGTCGTATCCGGCTTTTCAATGGGCAGAACAGTTTCTAATATTCTAGAAACAACTGTATTTGTAAATGGCCTAGCTCAAATATCCGATGTAAACTATTTCGTAGATGGAACGAGCTTGACTTTTGCTTCTGGTGATATAGCCAGCGGCGATTTAATAATGGTGAGACATGTATACTAATGAAGTTACCTAAATTAACAAATTTATCAGTTACCGGTACGACGGTTGGGGATGTGCATTTTCCAAAAGTGAAGCTGTTGTTGCCTTTTGATGGTTCGAACGGCGCCACGTCAACGACTGATAGCAGCAACACTAATAACTCAGTGACTTTTGTCGGTACTGCTCAGTTATCTACGGCGCAAAGCAAATTTGGTGGGAGCAGCCTTCTACTGGATGGTAATAGCGACTACATATATATAGCTAACGATGACTTAGATTTTTCAAGCACTGAAAGTTTTACTCTTGAATTTTGGGTCTATTTTAATAATATAGACGATGGAAATATAGTAAATTTTTACTCTGATTATTCTGGAGCCAGCAACGGAATGTCAATTGATAAGAGTACTGGTAATGTGCTTAGAGCTCATAATGGAGACTCGACCCGTATTACTGGAACAACGACAGTTTCAGCTGGCCAATGGTATCACATAGCGCTATCTGGCACTTCTGGGAGTTATAAACTATTTCTAAACGGAACTCAAGAAGGCAGCACTAGCAGTAATGGCTTCACAGGCGGCACTACTAATAAGTATATAGGGACTTTCTATTGGGCAGGTTTAGGAGGGGCGGTTCGTCTCTTGAACGGGTATATTGAAGATTTTCGTATCACGAAAGGTGAAGCGCGCTATACTTCAAACTTTACCCCGCCGACTTCCGCTCATTTAACTTCCGCAGGCGACGTAAATAAGCACATTGTCGTCAACTCGGACGCGGACGGTGTAGCGATTGGTACAGGCGGAATTAACCAAGCTCGGATTGCGAAAGCGTGGTGTAACTGGGACCAGACAGGAACAATCGCTATAAGATCTAGTTATAACATTTCTAGTATAAGTGACCTTGGTACTGGACGCACAGATGTAAATTTTTCAACCGCTATGGCTGATACAAATTATACCGCGGCCGTATACGGAAATCATTCAAGCTCTAATTCTGCATATACAAATTTTTCTGAGTATCAATCTTATGGAGCGGTATTGAGAACAGTAAACGATATTGAAGTCACTCATTATAAAGCTGGCACAGGCTACATTGACTCAAAGCAGGCAGATTTAATAATTTTCGGGAATTAAAAAATGAGAGAATTAAAACTAAGTAATGTTAAGGTCGCGGGTCAGTCTAGCGGAGAGACTAACTTTAATAAAGTATCTCTGCTCCTTCCTTTTGATGGGTCGGATACCGCAACTTCTACTAGCGACGAAAGTGATAATTCTCATACAATAACTTTTGCCGGTACAGCTCAGCTAGATACAGCTCAAAAGAAATTTGGAACAGCTAGCCTTTTGCTAGATGGAGATAGTGATTATATTCAAGTCGCAGACCACGATTCATTTGATTTTGACGCCGGAGACTTTACTGCTGAATGTTGGATTAGATTTGCAGCTTTGGGCAACAACACTATATTCAGTCATTGGGCAAATGGTACGGCAAGCTCAATGTCTTACTATTTAACATACTTTAACAGTAGCGGTATTTTAAGACTAGGTTATTATTTGGGCGGTAATCTCGATTCGACTTATTCGTGGTCGCCTTCTACTGGTACTTGGTATCATGTCGCGCTAGAAAGAAGCGGTACAACAATAAAAGTATATATAGATGGTACGTCGGTAATTTCTGTATCTGCCTCTACTACAGCTTTAAGAGATTCTGAGGATCCGTTTAGAATAGGAGTATTTAATGACGCTACAACTGGCAGCCCGAGTTTAGATTGGTATTTTAATGGTCACATAGACGACCTTAGAATAACTAAAGGTATTGCTCGTTATGGTACTAACTTTACTCCTCCAACTTCAGCGCATGAAACAACCGGAGGAGATGGAAACTTGCCTGTAGTATTAGACGCTGATGCTACTGGAGTTAGAGTGGATTATGATGGGACAACTAACCAAACGCGACTTGCAAAAGCGTGGGTGAATTTTAATGGATCCGGGACAGTTCAAATAAGGAGCAGTTATAATATAAGTAGTATTACGGATCAAGCAACTGGATTCTACGTGGCCAACTTTTCAACAGCTATGGCAAACCATGATTATTGTGCGACCGTCAGCTCAGGTTGGAACACTGTGACTTGGGGCATTCCTATGTTTGGAACTATATCGGGAGAAACCACCCCTTTCACTGCTAGTAAAATAGGAGTTACGGTGAACGATCCGTCCGATACTGACACAGATAATGCGTTCGTAATGATACAAGTTTTCGGGAATTAAAAAATGAATATAACCAAGCCAAGATTAGACCAATTTAAAATAACCGGAAGCACGGTTGGAGATTTGCATTTTCCGAACGTCATCTTTCTCGCTAAGTTTGATGGCTCAAATGGCAGCACCAGTATCACAGATTCTAGCAACAAAAATAATTCAATAACTGTGAACGGGGGCGCTCAAATTTCGACGGCGGCTAGCAAGTTCGGTGGAAGTAGCCTTAAGCTTGATTACGAAAATGCGGGAACGGGAGATAGATTAATTGCCGATACAGTGGCGGATAATTTAACGTCAACTACTCATACTATAGAATTTTGGTTTAAAACTGATATGGCAGATAGTCATATCACTAGTCAAGATCCTGCCTTTTTTGGATTTAATGATGCTGGTAACAGTTATGATAATAGAATCATGCTGCAGATGACTTCCAAGACTAATCTTCGTTTTTATCGCGGGGCTAGTAACTATCACGACATGACAGTCAGCGCTATGAATGATGACGCATGGCATCATATAGCAATTGTTTCTGACGGAACAGATTATGATATATATTTCGATGGCAGCAGAATAAGTTCAGATGCAGGGGATTCTAGGCAAATAAATTCAAACGATACTTTTATGATTGGCGCAGAGTATGACTCTGGTCCAAGTACAGGTAATTATTTTAGCGGTTATATAGATGATTTTAGAATTACTAACGCAGTAGCTAGATACACCGGAGATTCTTTTGCTTTACCTACGACACATCTAACTTCCGAGGGAGATGTCAATAAACACATTGTCGTCAACTCTGACGCAGACGGTGTGGCGATAGGAACGGGCGGAATTTCTCAAGCTCGGATTGCTAAAGCTTGGGTAAACTTTAACGGAACGGGAACTGTGGCGATTAGGAGCAGTTACAATGTGAGTAGCATTACAGATGACGGAACGGGCCGGTATGATGTTAATTTTTCAACAGCGATGCCTGACAATGATTACAGCGTAGTTTCGGATGGTCGTTACAACACTGGAGATAGCGCTGGATCATCTGTCGTTACTGTAAGAAGAGAAGCTTTAACTACTTCGAAGTTCGGCGTGAGAGGAGCTAATGTTGCAACAGAAGCTTTCAATGATTTTGAAATGGTATCAGCAATAGTTTTCGGGAATTAAAAAAATATGGCTTTATCAAAATTAAGACTAGGACAGTTAAAACCAGCGGACGGAGCGACGACGGTTGGAGATGTGCATTTTCCGAACGTGAAGCTTCTCTTGCCTTTTGATGGTTCAAACGGCGCTACTAGCACTAGCGATTCAAGCAATTCGAGTCAATCTGTTACATTTAATAACTCTGCAGAGATTTCAACTACGCAAAGCAAATTCGGAGGTAGCAGCTTAAGCTGCCCGGATGGATTAACGAGTGACGTTAGTACTTCTTGGAATGCTATGCCAACTGGCACTGAGGATTTTACTATCGAATTGTGGGCCTACTTTATCGACAGAACAGGAGGGGGCAGAACCGAAACTGATTTTGGTATTTGGGGCAATAGAAATACTTCGGGTACAGACAATATCCATCTATATGTAGGTTATCCTGACGATAATATGCTAGGGTTTCTAATTAACGATACGGATGTGCAACTGACGACAACTTGGAATGTTACTTCTAATTTGAACGCTTGGCATCATATAGCTCTAACAAGAGCAAGTAATACTTTTAAACTTTTTGTTGATGGTACTCAGGTAGGAACTACTACTTCTACAGCAACTATGACAAGATCTTATAGCGATTTATTTATCGGAAGCAGTGGGCATACGTGGAATGCAACCAGAGCCACAAGGGGATTCATTGACGGTTTTAGAATAACCAGAGGGACAGCAAGATACACATCTGCTTTTACTGCCCCTTCTTCTGCGCATCTGACTTCCGCCGGAGATGTTAACAAGCACATCGTTGTAAACTCCGATGCTGATGGAGTGGCAATTGGAACGGGCGGGATAAACCAAGCGCGGATTGCGAAAGCTTGGATAAATTATAATGGAACTACAGCAAGTATTAGAGACAGTTACAATATTGGGAGTATCACAGATAATGGCACTGGTCAACATACTATTAATTACTCAACAGCAATGTCAGATGCTAATTATAGTATAACTGTATTTGCGCATGATGATCAAACGAGCAGTTATTGGTGGAGATCAGCAGTATCTCAAGAAGGAGTTGCCCAAGCAGCAGGGTCCTTCAAAGTCGAAACAATACATCCGACAGTTGGGGACATTCGTGACAGTGATACTGTATGCGCACAAATTTTCGGGAATTAAAAAATGAAAAAACTTTTACTAACTTTTACTTTAATTTTCTCCGGTTGTTCAACCGTAGACGATCAAGGTAGGTTGGAAAAAGTCAGAATCGCCGTACCAGCTTTCTTCCAAATAGAAATGGACTACTATAAAGATAAAGAGAATAAAGGCAAGGGAAGTGTAAATACTAACGTCGTACATTCTCCTTACGGGACTGTTAACGGTTATCCTAAATTAATGGACATGATAAGAAAATGAGTTTTAACGCGCCAGATATAAGACAGTTTAAGTTGACCGGAAGTACGGTTGGAGATCTGCATTTTCCGAAAACGGAATTGCTGTTGCCTTTTGACGGAACGAACGGCTCAACGTCAACAACTGATAGTAGCAATCGGAATAATTCAATTACTTTTAATGGTAATGCTCAAATATCTACGGCGCAAAGCAAATTCGGCGGAAGTAGTCTTTTGTTGGATGGGGCGGGAGATTATTTACAAGTCGCTAATCAAGATTATTTTGATTTTGGCAGTAGTGATTTTACTATAGAGTGCTGGTTTTATTTTGACTCTTCCTCAAGTGAAACTTATAACACTTTATTAGATATGGGTAATGGAAGTGCAGCGGGAAGCGGGCCGTATTGGACAGGAGTGAAAAGTGATAGCGGAACTTATACTTTATTTGTGCAGATGGATAGCACAGCTGGGGGAGACTGGGATCTCATAAACAATGTGGCGATTACTACTGTATCAGCAAGCACTTGGCACCATTTTGCAATAAGCAGAGAGGGTAGTAGTTTTAAAGTATTTTTAGATGGAACTTCTGTTTTAACAACGACTAATTCTAATCCTTTACGAGACGAAAATAGCGCTCTGCAAATTGGAGCGAGAGGCCAGAATACGGCATCTCATTATTTTAAAGGGTATATAGATGACGTTCGCATAACGAATGGTGTTGGCCGCTATACATCAAATTTTACTGCTCCAACTACTGCGCACCTAACTTCCGCCGGAGATGCAAATAAACAAATAATTGTAAACTCCAGCGCCGATGGAATTGATGTAGGAACGGGCGGAATAAACCAAGCGCGGATTTCTAAAGCGTGGGTAAACTTTAACGGATCAGGAACAGTTGCTATTAGAGACAGTTATAACGTAAGTAGTATCACAGATAATGGAACAGGCGACTACTCTGTCGTTTTTTCAACAGCGATGTCAGATGCTAATTATTGCATGAACATGAACTCAGGAGACAAGGCTAGTACGTGGGGAATTCCTATTTATGACGGAGTATCAAACTATACCACTTCGCTTTGCAGATTTTTGACACAAGGCCCAGATGACGGTCCAAATGACAACGTTATAGTGTGCGCAAGTTTTTTCGGGAATTAAAAAATGAAAAAGTTACCTCTAGATTATATAAAAACTTTTGGGTCGACAGCTGGAGATGATCAATTTGCAAAAGTGACTGCGCTGTTCAACTTTGATGGCAGTGATGGGGACACTACTGCATCAGGACTAGATTCGAGTAATAAAAATCTCACTGTTAGCTATAGTTCAGGAGATCAGTTAAGCAACACTCAAAAAAAATTCGGTGCGACTAGTTTATATGTTGCCGATAACGTAGCACTCTCTTCTAGTGACGGATTTAATATGGGAACGGGAGATTTTACTATTGAAGCATGGTATTATTTTACTTCTTTTAGTAATAGCTTCGGTCATTACGATCAATGGGCGGGAAGCTCAACTGGAGTGGGCAACGTTCAAATGTGGAACTCAACTTCAGCCCAAGGGAAAATAAAGTGGTATTACAACGGTAACAGTAATTTTACATCTAGTACTACAATGTCTACCGGTCAGTGGTATCATGTAGCTTATGTCAGAGAAAGTGGGACTTTAAAAATGTACTTCAACGGTACAGTTGACTCGAATACTCAAAGTTATAGCAGCCAATTTGGTAAAACTGGCACAGTGTATCTTGGGGATCAACACGCAGGTGGCGGAGGAGCGCCACAGTATTACATAGACGACTTAAGAGTCACAAAAGGATTAGCTAGATATACTTCCAACTTTACTGCGCCGACTACTGCGCATTTAACTTCTGCGGGAGATTCTCTTAAGAATATTATTGTCAACGAAGATGCTGATGGAGTCATAATTGGAACAAGCGGCATAAGCACAACGCGGATTGCGAAAGCATGGGCAGAATTTGATGGATCTGGAGTGACTTTAAACGCATCTTATAACGTAAGCAGTATTACTGATCATGGCAATAGAGATTATACTATAAACTTTTCTGCAGCAATGGCAGACGCAAATTACAGTATAGTAGGATCAAACATAGGGCAGACCGCTTCGTACAACTGGTCTGTGGTCACAGGGATGGGGACAGCGAAAACTACTAGCGCAGCAAGAATAAATGTACCTCATATTAATGATAATAGTTTGTACGGTAACGACCCAGACGCAGTAAATGTAATAGCCTTCGGGAATTAAAAAATGAGACAATTTAAACTAGATAAAATTAAAGCTACTGGAACGACGGTTGGGGATGTGCATTTTCCGAAAGTGAGCCTGCATCTTACTTGCGAAGGGAGCAACGGTTCTACTACCGTGACTGATTCAAGTAATACTAATGCAAGTATAACGTGCATTGGATCAGCTCAAATTTCAACAGCTCAAAGCAAATTTGGCAGCTCTAGTTTAGCTACTGCTTCCGGAGATATTTCTATATCAACAACTAATATATTTAATTTTGGCACTTCAGATTTTACTGTAGAGTTTTGGTTTTATAGAACAGGATTAGGATCTAGCAATAATTTTATCGTTGATGGAAGACCAAGCGGGAACAATTCTAATACATTTATGTTATATATGCCAACCAGTACAACCGCTCCAAGATATCATACTGCCTCTTCTGACCAGATAACTTCATCAATAAATTTAGGAACGAATGCTTGGACGCATATAGCAGTAGTTAGAAACTCGGGGACTACAACTCTTTATATGAATGGTGTCAGCGGCGGGAGCTTTTCTGATAGCACTGATTATATCGATACAGGTGGCACAACATTAGGATTTTGGGCAGGCTCCTCAACTGATTATTCTATGTATACAACGCCCGGTTATTTTGATGATTTTAGAGTCACCAAAGGAGTCGCTCGTTATACTTCAAATTTCACGCCGCCAACTACTGCACATCTAACTTCCGCCGGAGATGTTAATAAACAAATCGTCGTCAACTCCGACGCAGACGGTGTGGCGATTGGAACGGGCGGCATTTCTCAAGCGCGGATTGCAAAAGCGTGGGTGTATTTTAATGGAGAAAATTCGGCGGCGAATATGATTCAAGGAAGTTATAACATTTCCAGTATAGCTGATGACGGAACTGGGAAATATCAAATAAATTTTTCAACAAATATGTCTGACACTAATTATTCAGTTGTTGGTGGACTTGGCGGTACTTCCAATAGCTACTCTAGCACTATAGCAATTGTGAGGTTTTCTCATACTCCCGACGCAACACACCAAAACATGTCCACCGCGTATAGTAGTGGGAGTTTTTACGACTTTCCTAGAGTATACGTAGTATTTTTCGGGAATTAAAAAAAATTGACTTTTAGCAAAAAAAATCTATAATAAGTGTAATATAGTAAAATGGACATCACAGGAAGAATTATTTATCCGACAGCTCCCGCAGAAGGAGAGAGTCATAGCGGTGTCGCAGTAGTTGTCCCGGCTCCTCAAGCCGTTGAACGAGGCGAAACCCATGAAGAGTTTATGGCTAGAATCGCCGCTAAAGACGTACCTGCAGGAGTTCCTTATCAAATTATTCCTATCGGCGATCTCCCTGCCGACAGGTATTTTAGAAACGCTTGGGAGTATGCGGAGTAATAAATTATGCCAATCGGAGTAAATATCGCAAAAGCTAAGGAGCTCCAGAAGGAGCGCTTTCGCCAAGTTCGCAAGCCGCTTTTAGAGGCACTAGATATTGATTATCAACGTGCTGACGAAGCTGGAGATGCGTCCAAGAAAACAGAAATCGCCACTAAAAAGCAAGCTTTGAGAGATGTGACAAACAGTACGGCTCTTAACGACGCATCTTCGGCGACTGAAGTTCGCGCTGTGTGGGACACTGACGTTCTTGGTGCTAGGCCTGCCGAACATACTTAATTTTCCAAAAAAACTTCATATAGTGTAATTTATACTATATGAAAGTTGTCGATATCGCTGACGAAATCTTCAGAGAACTCTCTGAACCTTCAACTTTGTCTATTCCCGCTATTGCCTACTGGGTTAGAAGCAATGTCGGCGAATTGAATAATTACCTGAATACTTCTTTCAGAGTAAGCCATGAAACTTTTGAAATAACAGAGCAAGTAGAAGCTACTGGAAGAGAACCCACTTCTTTTAATAGTTCTGTTGATAATGATACTTTAGAGCTCCAGTTCGAAGAAAAGGCAGTTCTTAAAAAAATGTATAATGTTCATTATTATGATCAACAACTTAGATCTACTTTAGGGGCAGCTTCTAATGACCCAGTAGTGGAAGTAGTTTCTGATGGATCCAAAGTCCGCAAAATTAATAAAAATGAACTTAGTAAAACTTACGCATCTTTAAAACGTCAAGAATATGACGAATTAAGTGATATGATAAATGCGTATAAACTAAGACTTTCGGCCCCAGTCCAAGTCGCAGGAGATGATACTACAGTTGGCGCGCACGATCCGTTTAGGACTCAGCACTTTAATAGGTCTACTATTTAAAATGGCATCTTTAATTCCAGAGTCGAGTAAGACAGACTTTATTTCAGCCCTTAATGATCATTTCGATACTTTTAAGGAAGATATTACTATATTTAAAGAGCCTAAAAAAGTTATCACAAATCAAAGCCAAAGTATTTACGCTGGCTATGGAGCGCAGAAAGAAATAGTGGAATATGAAACAGTCAGCCAAAGCTTTAGCGCTTTAGTGAATTTTAGAGAAAGGCAAGACGAAGAATTTATTGATGATATAAAAATTAAAGATATCCGAGGAGATATTAGAATTAAAGTCGAGCAAGATTGCAGAGATTATATTAAAAACAATGGTAAGACAGAAGCTGTAGTTGTCCAAGGAAAAAACTATAACGTCATAACTGACGACGGAACTAGAGAATTTTTGGGGCAAAAGTATTTTGTCTTTCATTTAGAGTCTACTTCGTAATGGCTAGAAAACTAAAGCTGAACCTGCAACAAATGCTCAAGAAACAGTTTGACCCGAGCAAATCAAAAGCTTTAGAAAACTTAGCTTATTCGGCCGCTTCTAAAAGATTAAAGACGGCTCAACAAATGTTACTAGAAGAAATTAATAATCATCAAGTAACACAAAGTATAGAAAAAGGCACTAAAAGTCCTTCGTTGGGATTCCAAGGAAATCTTTTTGAGTTTCTAGGATTTAGCAGAGGAGATAGGCCTGTAGAAGTTTTAAGAAATGCTTATTCAAATTTTGTACATTTAAAAAGAGTTCCGCTAAAGAAGAAAGTTAGTGCTACTAAAATAAATTATGATTTTACAGTAACCTTTCCCAGTTTGACAGAAATTTACAGTCAAACTCCATTGCCATGGGGCGGCGGCCGAAGCTGGGTAAAAGCTATTGAAAAAGGCGGAGTTAGTAATTTTAATTATACTTTAGCTAATTCTGACTATAATACAAGTAGATCAGGAACGGCTATACAATCAAGATACGTAGTAAGAGATTTTAATTATAAGCCAGTCCCTTACTTATCTCCTATAATAAATAAGTTTATAGCCAATATATCATAATGAAACCGCAATTTGATAACAAAGTGATGTCGAGCTTCTTTTTATGGTTCGATAATAAACTATTAAAGAAGGGAGAAGCTTTCGAAAATGTCACTGGTCAATTCTATGATTCTTCTGTAGAATATCAAGGATATAGTACATATTCCAGTTCTTATTCTCAGCTTGTTGCAGACGCATCTATAACTGGAGCTACTATACCAACAGGATTGTACGTTGGGGATAACTTAGTAAATGTTGGCGAAGGTGGGTCGGATGGCCTATTTGCAATAAACTATAACGAAGGTAGAGCTTACTTTTCAGGAGACCAATCATCTGATGTCACCGGTTCTTTTGCTATAAAAGACTTTAACGTATTTCTAACGAATCAACCAGAGGATAAGATTCTTTTTGAAACTAAATATACAGAAAGAACAAAAACAGATATAAGGCCGACTGGGCTGGCTTCTGATACAAAAACATATCCTGTTATCTACTTGAAAAATATGGGAACCGCTAACCAGCCTATAGCTTTTGGCGGCCAAGATCAAACTACTATTAATATAAGAGCTATTATTTTATCACAAAGTCAGTTCGAGTTGGATGCCGTGGGGTCAATATTTAGAGATACTCAGAAAACTTTAGTCCCGCTTTTTGAAGAAACTGAAATGCCGTTCAATTCTTTTGGAGGTTATAAAGACGGGGCACAGTTTAACTATTCTATATCTACAAACTCTAAAAATTCTGCAACTTCTTGTTTCGTCGAGGAGGTATATGTGTCAAATCTAGAGAGAGGTGTTCAAACTAGGATGAGATCCCTTAATCCGGATATTTTCACTAGTATTATTGATTTTGAGCTTACTAAGTTCAGATATCCCCGAGATTGCTGATTTTTATTTCTCTTTTGCTTATATTAACTGTAATATCAAATAACAACTTAAAAAAGGTTTTAACATGGCTAGAAATAGAATTATTTATCAAAGTGAGGCGCTTTTCGCAGGTCAGTTGACCGGTGTTACAGACGCGCATAACGAAAATCAAATAAAGCAGCTGCACCGAGTCCAATCGGCCAACTACGCTTTTAACATATCTAGAACTGACGTTAACCAATTTGGTGAACTGGCAGCTATAGATAGAGTCGTACTAGATACCCCGACGGTTTCTCTAGATTTCTCTTATTATTTAGCTAATTTTGCTAATGAAGCTAATCTTGGTTTTACTGTTAATGGAGTAAGCTCAAGTGCCGACAGTATGACTTCTGCTTTATCTGGTATTTTAAATAGAACTGCTGACGAAAGAAACTTTTTTATTCAGACATCTAGAGAAGGTGAAGATGCAGTTGGAGATGAGAATAGGCATAGCATATCAGACTCTAGTATTTCAGCTAGCACTATAGGTATCGGCAATGCTTTCATGACTTCTTATAGTTCAGAAGCTTCGGTTGGAGGATTTCCAACTGTTTCTATCGCTGCTGAAGGCATGAATATGAATTTCAGCACTGGAACTACTGGTGTTCCGAATCCGGGTATCGATAGAATCAACGGAACTGCTGCCACTACTCTTTGCGACCTTCCTCCAGCTAGCGGAAGCGCTACTCTTGAGTCTTCTGACGATCCTACTTCTGGAATTCTAGGTCTTAGTACCTTACGCCCCGGAGATATTACTATCAAGGTCGCGGAAAATGATGGAACTAACGTTTTTGGTACTACTAATTATGATCTTGGTGGCGCGAAGCTTCCAACTAGCGCCGGAGATGCTACAAGCTCAGCTAATATTCAGAGCTATAATATTTCTTTTGATCTTGGAAGAACTCCGATTCAGAGACTTGGAAATAGATTTGCGTTTGCTCGTGAGATTGATTTCCCAGTGAATCTTTCACTTAGCGTAGACGCTATTTTGACTGATTTAACCACCGGTAACTTGAATGACCTTATTGATTGTGAAAAATCGTATAACGTTGAAATTGAGCTTAAAGGCGCTACTGGAGATGTTTGCGGCGCTGCTGGCAAAACTACAGTTGCTAAATATATCTTAAAAGACATGAGGCCAGATTCACAGTCTTTCAGTTCTTCTATCGGAGATAACAAGACTGTTACTATCGACTTCACTAGCCAAATCGGTGGTCCAAGACAGAACGATGTTGGATTATTCATGGCTGGTGTTACTCAGGCTAATACAGTTGATCAAACTGGCCCAACGTTTGAAACCTTCGAGGTTCAAAGCGCTAACCAGCACGTCAATGGAACTGTTAGTGGCGATTTGGTATTTAAATTCAACGAGCCAGTACAGCACAAAAGAGCTGACGGAACCACGAGAGATCTTCTTACTTCTGATTTTGTCCTCAAGACCGGAGCTACCGCTTCGATGACCGATCCAGACACCTTAACAAGTGGAACTCATTATCAATTAATAAATAACGTATCTGATAAGACATTTGTTTTGAGATTCGTTGCGCCGGGCGGTATAGCCAAAATGAATACTGCCGCAGGAAGCGACTTGTTTATATCTGGTAATGTTCAAGCTACCACGAACGATTTGCTTGGTAATGCCATAGCAGCTGCAGAAGCTCCGATTCATACACCAATCGATTCTCAGATATTCGGAACACAACCATAATCCAGAAAGATAAAATATTATGAGTTACGCAAATAAGTTATATAAGAAAAAAACGGAAGCTCCTGCTCCTACTCCGGCCCCAGCGCCTGAACCGGAGCCAGCCCCGGAGCCTCCCGCTCCGGAACCTTCGGATGGTCCAGATTTGGGAATAGAAAGAGCAGGAGAATTAGGTTAGTTTATTTCACAAAGTTAACGCTCTAGAAGCGTTTCACACCTTCAATAAACAAAATCCAAGCCCCTTTTTAGGGGCTTTTTTCTTGTTTTTGTGTGTAATTATTTATAGGTAAAAGGTACAGTAAAGGTATATTATGGAAAAAGATATTGTCGAAAACTTTTTCTCGTTTCAATTAAAGAGAAAAATTACAGGATTATACAAAACATTCTTCTTTATTTTAGAAGACCTTAATTCAGAAGGTATACAAATCCCCGAAGAAAACTACAAAAGAATACGTAAACGTATTCTTGATCAAGGCAACGATACTATTCGAGAACTTGAAGAATATTTTGACAAATACTTAGAATTCCATAAGAATAAATAAGATGAAAAGGTTATACGAATTCACCGTAAAGAAAAAGGAATCGGTCGAGAAGGAAGTCCAAGACGTAAATAAGGCTGGAGAAGAAATTACAGTCAAGAAAACTGTCGAGGAAGAGGTAGAAAAAAAGTTCTTCTTACGAAGACCAACTCGCGCAATGCTAGACGAAGGAGAACTTTATTATGGCGTAGAATTAGGCAAAGCTATTCGCGCTGGAATGATTACTCGGCCGCTGCTGCATAAACGTTATACTAACGACGGAGGTATAATGAATGACCTCCAACAAAAAGCTTTCGACGAACTTACTAAAGAGCTTAGAGAGATATATAAACAGCAGGAAGAGATTAACGTAATCGACGAAAAGAAAAGAACCAACGCTCAAAAGAAAAAGCATAAGGAGCTAGAGGATAAGGCTAAACCATATCTTGAAACCATGAGAAGATATAACATGGCCGAAGAGTCTATCTTTGAAGATACCGCCGAATCTCGCGCTAGAAATAAAGCAATTTTGTGGTGGGTGTTGTTCATGTCATATAATGATGATGAGACTCCATTTTTTGACAAAGGAGAATTAGAAGATCGCATCGAAAAATATGATGAAATTGACGAAGGTCAAGATCCGTTTTTGACTTCTGTAGTAGGAGAGTTCACCTATAATATCAGCCTATGGTACTTCGCCCGTCCAAACAGTAAAGAACAATTCGAGGAATTGAAGAAAGGCGTCACTGACTTGGAAGAGGAGCCGGAGGAAAAAGAAGAGAAGAAAAAGAAATAGTTTAGTTGTTAAAACCTTGGCCCCCCTTAATCGGGGGGCTTTTTTATGGAAAGGCAGGAATTAAAATTAGTATTTTCGGAGATAGTCGAGGGATATTCCTTGACTCGCTCTGAACTATTCGGCGATTTAAAAATTAAACATATCAATAACTATGATTCGGCGAAAACAGATATTAAAAATAATTACTATTTTGAAAAAGCCGTATCACAAGGACTGCCTAAAAGAGAAGAAAAAGTAGAATATTTGATAAAAGAAAAACTCTGGGATCCTGAGAAAGATAAAGAGGCAGATAGATTAAAAGAAATGCTGAAGGGTATGAACAGGACGAAGTCAAAATTGTTCCTACAAGCTCAAATAGACGCTATAAAAAAAGATATAGTAAATAACGAAATGAAGTTAAGTAACATATTGGCTGAGAAAGAATCTGTTATAGGATTCACCGCCGAAGAATATGCTAACAGAAGAATCAACGAATACTATATGCACATATCTATTCTCGACGAAGAGGGTAAACAGCTTTTCGGCGAAAATGAATTTGATGAATTAGAACAGGATCAAGTAAATGATATAATGCAGGTTTACGAAAAGAATAATCGTAAATTTAAAGCTGAAATTTTAAAAAAAATATCTTTAGCAGACTTTTTTACAAATATCTTTTATCTCTGCGAAGATAACGTATTTAATTTTTATGGGAAACCAGTAATAGATCTCACTTTTTACCAAATAGAAATATACAGTTACGGTAGATATTTCAAAAGTATTATACAAAACTCGGAAGAAAAGATACCTGACCACATAGTCGAGGATCCGGATAAACTGATAGAATGGGCCGAATCTAGCAAGAATGTAAAAGAAGTCCTTGAGAAGAGCTCTGGGGACGCAGAAAGCGGCGCTTCTAGCATCATGGGAGCCACGAAACAAGACTTGGCAAAAGCCGGAATAGATGAAAACCAAGATGTTATAGATTTATCTCAAAAAGCCCAAGAAAAGGGCGGAAGACTCACTATGGAAGATATGATGAAATTGCACGGAGTCAAGTAAAAAAGTGTAATTTAATACGTGGCGGAGAAGTTACGGGCAGAATTAGAGATACTAACGGCAAAGGCTGAAAAGGATTTAAAAAGGTTTGATAGATCTTTAGCTGGTGTCGAGAGAAGAATTACGTCTATGGGCGGCAAAGGAGGCAAGTCCCTAAAGCCTCTTGGAGAAGGTTTATCCGCCGCTACAGTAAATGCCAACGAATTTGAGAAATCGATGGCAGCGGCGAATGCCCGTGTTATTGCGTTCGGTGCTTCTGCTGGTCTGATAATGGCCGTCCAACGTGCGTTAAGAGAAACTGTCCGCGCCACTGTTGAAGTTGAAAAATCTCTTGCTGATATTAACGTTGTATTAAATACTAATAATAGAACTCTACAGCAGTTCGGAGACAATCTTTTTAAAGTAGCAGGACAGACCGGACAAGGATTTAAAGCCGTAGCTACTGCTGCGACAGAATTAGCAAGGCAAGGTCTAGGAATGGAGAAAACTCTTCTCCGTACTAAAGACGCTCTCATTCTTACAAGGCTTACTGGAATGGGCGCTGAAGAAGCGGTGTCTTCCTTAACTGCTGCTGTTAACTCTTTTTCTAAAGCTGGGATAACTTCTGCTCAAGTGGTTAATAAAATGGCAAAAGTCGATCAGGCTTTTGCTGTAAGTTCAGACGATTTAGCTAAAGCTATTTCTCGTGTTGGTTCATCTGCAGTTGATGCCGGAGTTAGCATGGACGAACTTCTTGCTATTACGACCGCGGTACAACAGAGAACTGCTCGTGGCGGCGCCGTAATAGGTAACGCTTTCAAAACTATTTTTACTAGGATTGGGAGAACTGACGTTCAGAAAAAGTTGTCTGACATAGGTGTTGCGACTAGGGATATGGCTACAGGAGCCATGCTCCCTGCTACGAAAGTATTGCAAAACCTTTCTAAACAATTTAAAACCCTTAGTCAAACTCAACAAAACCAGATAGCAGAAAGCGTGGCTGGAGTTTTCCAAGTTAATATTCTGCGTGCTGCTTTAGGAGATCTATCAAATAAATATGGGGTATATAATAGAGCCGTAAGAGAGTCCGCTACCGCTACTGATGAAGCTTATAGAAAAAATGAACAATTAAACCAAACTTTAGATGCGCTAACAAATAAAACTTTAGCAAACTTAACTAAAGCTGGAGCTGCTATAGGCGGGGCGACTTTAAAACCTGCTATAGAAAATGTTTTAAATTTAGTAAACGGAGCTATAGGAGCATTTAGCAAAGGAGGTAGGTTCGAAGAATTTGGCAAGGGTATAGGAAAAGATCTACTAGAAGGCTTAGGTAAATTTATATCAGGACCCGGGTTAGTTATATTAACTGCTGGAATTGTTAAGCTTGGAGCAAGTTTCGCAGGGTTTGCTTTCGATGCGCTGAAAGGATTCGCGGCTATAGGAAAAGAGGCTGCTAATAGAAAAGCTTTAGAAGCACAAATAACCGCAGAGCTGCAGAGACAGCCAAATATAATAAAACAAATAGAAAGAGGCGAACTATCTGCCGCTAACGCTGCTAGAGATATGTTGGCAGCCATGAAAGCTTCAAATCTAGAAGCTACAAAACTTGCTACAACTACTTCAAGAATATCTGCTAGTATGATAGGAATGGGCGGTCTTAGAAGACCCGGTCGAGCCCAAGGTTTTATTCCTAACTTCGCCGATCCAAATGCAGAAAGAGCTTCCGCCGCTATGGGCGGATATAAAGCTGGCGCTATTAAAAACATGAACATTCCGGGGCAGGGCTCTGTGATGTATAATAGCGCAGAAACTGTTAAGAGATTCCCGGGTATGCA